CATAAGGATCGGCAGTATCTTCATAACCTGTTGAAGTATCAATACGTGTACCAGCTTGAAAATCTTCAAAAGTGTTAATAACGTTCTTAATAGCTTCTAATCTATCTTGTAATTCTTTATCTTCTTTTTCGTCTATTACTTTTTGAGCATCTCTCATTTCTTTAATTTTTAAAGCCCGAGCAACATCAAATTCTTTTTGACCTTCTGTATCAAGTGTTTCATATTCTCCTACTTCTTCAGTAGCTTTTTTTTCAGAAGCTTTTTTATATTCGTCTTCCTTTTCGTCATCTTTTTTAAAGATGTCTGAATATTTTTCACTTACTTTATCAACAAAAATATTTTTCCATTCTTCTAAACTCTCAAATGCCATAAATTCCTTTGTTATAAGAGGGCCCGAAGGCCCTCACTATAATTATCCTACTACGAATGTTCTTTCAGTATCGTTATTTTGTACATATTCAACAGTAACGAGTGCTTCACCAGCAGTTCCATCACCATCTGTACCTGTAAATACACCCACTACTTTAACATCAGTATCTCCTAAATCAGCAATTAATGCTAATGAAGCAGCATAACTTGCAGTACTTGTTCTAGCT